AACCAACTGGCGGTAGCCGCCGCTCCGGCGCTGGAGGCCGTGGCCGACGCCATGGCGGCTGTCGCCCGCACGACCGGCCCCCTCGGTCAGGCCATCCGGGGGCTGTTTGATAATATCGGGCGTCTGGTCAGCATCGCAGGCACATTCGCCGCCTTCATGGCCGGGCGCTGGGTTGCCGGGCTGGCGGCAGCAGCACTTTCTGTGCGCGGCGTGGCGACAGCGCTGGTGGTGCTGCGCGGGGCGCTGATCCGGACGGGCATCGGTGCGCTGATCGTCGGCGCGGGCGAGTTGGTCTATCAGTTCGGGCGGCTGGTCTCCGGCGCCGGGGGGGTTGGCAATGCGCTCGAGCTGATGGGCGATGTGGCGCGCGCGGTCTGGGACGGCATGGCGGCCTCCATGTCCGCCTTTGGGGATCGGTTTCGCGCCATGCGCGCTGATATCGAGGCGCTCTGGCTGCGGCTGATGCGAACTCTCGGCCAGACATGGGCGGATTTCCTGAGCCGGATCGCGCCCGGCTTCAACAAGATCGCCGATGTGATCGGGGCCGGTTTCCAGATCGATGCGCTGGGCGTGCAGGCATGGGTGTCGAGTTTTGACGCGGGCATACTGCGCGCCGAGCGATCCGCAGAAGGGTTTCGCACGCGGGCGGATGCGACACTCGCGAGCGCATTTGATGGTGCGCGCGAGGCTATGGCCGCATTGCTGGCATCGGTGCGTGGGTCTGGGGCGGAAAGCGCAGATGCGCTGGATGCGGCCACGGCTGGTGCGCAGCGTATTTCGGAGGCGCTGGATCAGGCCGAAGCTGCCGCAGGGCGCGCAGGTGCTGCAGGGCGACAGGCTGGATCGGATACGGCCAGTGGCGCGACAGAGGCGCTGACTGGCTGGCAGGCGGTCACGGAGGCGCTTTCCGAGTATGCCGACAAGGCGCGCGATATCGGCGCGGATATCGGTCAGGTGCTGGTCAATGCCTTTGGCGCGGCTGAGAACGCCGTCGCCGATTTCGTGCGCAAGGGCAAGCTCGACTTCCGCGATCTGGTCACCTCAATGATCGCTGATCTGGCACGGCTGGCTACACGGCGCTTCATCCTCGGGCCGCTGGCGGGGCTGCTCTCTGGCGTGTTGGGCGGCGCGGGTGGGCTGTTTGCCAATATCTTCCACGCAGGCGGCACGGTAGGCGTGCCCGGTCCCGGCCGCATGGTCCCGGCAATGGCCTTTGCGGGCGCGCAACGGATGCATTCCGGCGGCTGGGCCGGGCTCAAACCCGATGAAGTGCCCGCGATCCTGCAACGCGGGGAACGCGTGCTCTCGCGCCGCGAAGCTGCCGGTTATGGCGCGCGCGGCGCGGGCGCCGATGGCGGCACGACCGTCAACGTCACCATCATGGCGCGCGATGCCGAAAGCTTCCGGCAATCGCGCACGCAAGTGGCAGCAGACATTGCCCGCGCGGTCAATCTGGGGCGACGGGGCATGTGAGCGCGACCCTGCAAGTGGGCACCGGTTGCAGAGGCCAGAGCACGAACCACGGAGAGACTTTATGGCGTTTCATGAAGTGCGCTTCCCCGACAATATCAGCCGTGGCGCGCGCGGCGGGCCGGAGCGGCGCACGCAGATCGTTGAACTGGCGAGTGGTGATGAGGAACGCAATGCCAGCTGGGCCAATTCACGGCGGCGCTATGATGTCGCCTATGGCATCCGCCGCGCAGACGATCTGGCGGCCGTCGTCGCCTTCTTCGAGGCGCGGAATGGCCGCCTGCACGGATTCCGCTTCAAGGACTGGGCCGATTACAAGTCTGGCCTGCCGTCGCAGGCGCCGGGACCGCAAGATCAGGTCATCGGCGAGGGCGATGGCAGCAGGACGGCGTTCCAGCTTGTCAAGCGCTACGTGAGCGGCGCGCAGGAATGGACCCGGACCATCACCAAGCCAGTCGCAGGAACCGTTCGCGTTGCGCTGAGCGGCACGGAGCAGACCGGCGGCTGGTCCGTCGACACGACCACCGGCGTGCTGAATTTCGACACAGCCCCTGCCAGCGGCGTCGCAATCACCGCAGGCTTCGAGTTCGACGTGCCGGTCCGTTTCGACACCGACACACTGGACGTGACCCTCGATATCGAGCGGCTGGGCTCGATCACTTCCATTCCCCTGCTGGAGATCCGGCGATGAAGCAGCTCGACCCTGCTTTGCAGGCGCATCTCGATGATGGCACGACAACGCTCGCCTGGTGCTGGCGCATCACCCGTGCTGATGGTGTGGCCTTCGGCTTTACCGATCATGACCGCGTGCTGGTCTTCGACGGCGCCGAATTCGAGCCGGAAAGTGGCTTTGCGGCCTCGGAAATCCGTGCTGGATCAAACCTGTCGGTCGATGCGCAGGATGCCGAAGGGGTGTTGTCTTCCGACCGGATCACCGAGACCGACATCCTTGATGGGCGCTGGGACAGTGCGGAGGTCGAGGTCTGGCGGGTGAACAGGGCCGACACCGGCCAGCGCGTGCTTATGCGCCGAGGCGCCATCGGCCAGATCCGGCGCGGGCGGCTTGCTTTCGTCGCTGAGGTGCGCTCGCTGGCGCATTTGCTGGGCCAGACGGTCGGGCGAAGTTTCCAGGCGGGCTGCGATGCGGCGCTGGGCGATGCCCGCTGCGGTATCGATCTGGAGGACCCGGCCTACAAGGGCAGCGGCACCGTCATCGACCTGTTGCGCGATCGGGCCTTTACCGCCTCGGGGCTTGGCGGGTTTGAAGCGGGCTGGTTCGCCTTCGGCACAATTGAGTGGACGAGCGGCGCGAATGCGGGGCGCAGGGCCGAGGTGCTGGGCCATGACGTCACCGATGGCGTCGCCATCCTGACGCTTCTGGAAGCACCAGTGCGCGACCTCAAAGAGGGCGACGCCTTCACCATCCGCGCAGGTTGCGACAAGCGGATCGAGACCTGCAGCGCCAAGTTTGCGAATGTCGCGAATTTCCGGGGCTTTCCCCACATCCCAGGGCAGGACACGATCCTGCGCTATGCCTCGCGCGATGGTGGGCATGAAGGCGGTGTCCTTTGAACCCGGCTGATCTGGCCAATCCGCGTGCTGCTGACCCCATCCGCGTCATCGCCGCCGCGCGCAGCTGGCTCGGCACTCCCTATCATGATCAGGCAAGCCTGCGCGGGGTCGGCTGTGACTGTCTTGGCCTCGCGCGCGGCGTCTGGCGGGAAGTTGTCGGGCCTGAGCCCTTCCCGATCCCGCCCTATAGCCGGGACTGGGGCGAGACCGGCCCGCGCGAGGTGCTGGCCGAGGGCGCGCGCAACATGATGATCGAGGTGCCAGTAGCTGATGCGCCACCCGGCGCATTGCTCCTGTTTCGGATGATGCCGCGCGCCATCGCCAAGCATGTCGGAATCCTGACCGGGTCCGACAGCTTCCTCCACGCCTACGAGCGGCTCGGCGTCATTGAGCAGCCACTGACACAAGCCTGGCGGCGGCGTATCGCCTTCGCTTTCCTGTTTCCCGCCGGAGATTGACTGCAAATGGCAACATTGGTCCTTGGCACTGTCGGCTCTGCGATCGGGTCGAGCTTTGGCGGTGCGATCCTCGGCCTCTCGGGCACGGTGATCGGTGGCATGATCGGCTCGACCATCGGGTCGGCTGTCGATAGCTGGCTGGTCTCATCGCTCGCGCCGGCGCAGCGGATCGAGGGCACACGGCTCGACAGCTTGCGCATCACCTTCTCGACCGAAGGCGCCGTGATCCCGCGCGTCTTTGGGCGCATGCGGATCGGCGGCAACATCATCTGGGCCAAGGATTTCCGCGAGGAAACCCGAACCACGACCCAGCGCGGAGGGGGCAAGGGTGGTGGTCCGAAGGTCAGGACGACCGAATATCTGTACTATGCGTCCTTTGCGGTCGCCTTGTGCGAAGGTGAAATCACCAGCATTGGCCGCATCTGGGCCGATGGCAAGCCGCTTGATCTCTCGAATGTCACCTTGCGCTGGTATCCGGGCGATGACGGGCAAGAGCCTGACCCGTTCATCACGGCAAAGATGGGCGCGGCCCGCACGCCCGCCTATCGCGGCACCGCCTATGTGGTCTTCGAGGAGCTGGCGCTCTCCACCTATGGCAACCGCCTGCCGCAGCTCTCCTTCGAGGTGTTCCGCCCGCTGGCCGATCCCGACACGGCCGAGGGACTGACCCGCGCCGTCACCGTGATCCCGGCCTCGGGCGAGTTCACCTACGCGACACAACCCATCCGCAAGAGCGGCAGCGGCGCCTCGGTCCCTGAGAACCTGAACGCGCTGTCCGACACGGCAGACATGGTGGTGGCGCTCGACCGCTTGCAGGCCATGGCGCCCGCAGTTGAAAGTGTCAGCCTCGTCGTGGCCTGGTTCGGCGACGATCTGCGGGCGGGCTCCTGCAAGGTGCGGCCGGGCGTCGAGGTTTCGGCCAAATCCACCACACCCGCCAGCTGGTCGGTGAACGGCGTAAGCCGCGCCAATGCCTTCCTCGTCAGCCGCGACGGTCGCCATTGGAGCGCCATTGGTCCGAGCGACAATGGCGACGACCGCCCCGTCTACGGCGGCACGCCGGCGGATTTCGCGGTGGTGCAGGCGATCCGGGAGATGAAGGCCCGGGGCCTGCGGGTCACCTTCTATCCTTTCATCCTGATGGATGTGCCGCCCGGCAACACGCTGCCTGATCCTTACAGCGATGATGCTACCGGGACCGGCCAGCCGGTATTTCCATGGCGGGGGCGGATCACCTGTTCGCCAGCGGCGGGTTTTGCAGACAGTGCGGACCAGACCGCGAGTGCCGCCGCGCAGGTGTCGAGTTTCTTTGGCAGTGCAACACCCGCCAGTTTCATCATTCTGGGCGAGAGTGTGACCTGGACTGGCCCCGCCAATGACTGGGGTCTGCGCCGGATGATCCTGCATTACGCCCATCTTTGCGCCGTCGCAGGCGGGGTCGATGCTTTCCTGATCGGTTCGGAGATGCGCGGGCTGACGACCATTCGCTCGGGCGCGTCCAGCTATCCGGCCGTTCAGGCGTTTCGTGATCTTGCCGCGGATGTCCGATCCATCCTCGGAGCGGGCACGAAGATCAGCTACGCAGCCGACTGGTCGGAATATTTCGGGCACCAGCCGGGCGACGGCAGTGGCGATGTGTTCTTCCACCTCGATCCGCTCTGGGCGGACCCGGAGATCGATTTCGTCGGCATCGACAACTACATGCCGCTGTCGGACTGGCGCGACGGGTTCGAGCACGCCGACGGTGAGGGGGCGAGCGCCATTGGTTCGAGCGAGCCCCCGAACGAGGGCTGGCCCGCGATCTACGACCGCGCCTACCTGCAGACGAACATCGCCGGCGGCGAAGGCTTCGACTGGTTCTATGCCAGTGCCGTCGATCGCACCGCGCAGGTGCGCACGCCGATCACCGATGGTGGTGAGGCGGGGAACGCCACCGGTTCGAGTGACCCGCCGAACGCCAAGCCGTGGGTCTTCCGCTACAAGGATCTGCGGGCCTGGTGGTCGAACCCGCACTACGACCGCCCGGGCGGGTTGGAGAGCGCGACGCCGACGGAGTGGGCGCCCGAGTCCAAGCCGATCTGGTTCACGGAACTCGGTTGCCCCGCCATCGACCGGGGCACCAACCAGCCGAACGTCTTCTTCGATCCGAAGTCGTCCGAGAGCTTCACGCCGCATTTCTCGCGGGGCTGGCGCGATGACGCCATCCAGCGCGCCTATCTCGAGGCGACCTATCTCTGGTGGGGCGAGGCCGCGAACAACCCGGTGTCCTCGGTCTACGGCGGCCGGATGGTGCATGTGCCGGAATGCGCCGCCTGGACCTGGGACGCACGGCCCTATCCGTTCTTTCCGGCGCTGACCGACGTCTGGACGGACGGCGCGAACTGGCGGCTCGGGCACTGGCTGACCGGGCGGCTCGGCGCGGTGTCGCTGGCGGCGCTCGTGCGGCACCTCTGCCTGCGCGCCGGGCTGCCCGAGTCCCGGATCGACGTTACCGGCCTCTGGGGCGCTGTCGAAGGCTACGCCATCACCGCGCTGGAAAGCCCGCGCGCCTCCATCACCACGCTGTCGCGGCATTTCGGGTTTGACGCCGTGGAGACCGAGGGCGTGATCCGGTTCATCATGCGCGGCCGGGCGTCGGTCGCCACCCTTGCGCCCGACGATCTTGTGGCCGCCCGCGAGGGCGACGTGCTTGAGCTCACGCGCGGCCAGGAGACCGAACTGCCGCAGGCGCTGAAGTGGCAGATCGCCCGCGCCGACGAGGATTACGACGCCGCCCTCGTCGAGGCGCGGCGCATCACCGTGGACACGACCCGCATCGCCTCCGAGTCCTTCCCGATGGCCGTTCCGCCCGAGGAGGCCGAACGACGCTGCCGCCGCGCGCTGATGGAGGCGTGGGTGGGTCGCGAGACT